TCCGTTCCGCTCATATGCTGCCGGTAAATATCGACCAGCGACGAGTCATAGCTTTTCAATGCCGAAATCACCTTGCCCAGTTCGTCTTGGTTGCCCATCGCGAAGGCCATTGCTCGATGGATCATAATCCGCGATCCGTCGGCCATAAGGCGATTCTTGCCAGCCAAAAAAATCACGCTAGCCGCCGAAGCTGCTAGGCTGTCGTTGATCGTTGTAACTTCCCCGCCGTGTGATCGAAGCGCGTTATAAATGCCGATCCCCTCATCGGCCGCGCCGCCTGGACTGTTGATCCGGATCGTCACCGGACTGGATCCGAAAGAACGCAACGCATCAACGACGCCCTTTTGCGTGATCGGAAATTCATCCCATCCATCGCCAACGATACCGCTTAAAAGGATCTCGTTGGTTTCTGCTTTGATCTCGATCATTATTTCGCGCCTTTCAGTTCAAATAGCCTGTTTTCCCACGTTTTAACCTCGTTTTCGACGGCTTTTTGTAGCGATTCGCCACCGTATTGTGCCGCCAAAGTCGCTAGAATCTGCGTCGATTTCTCGCAGTGGAGCCTTGCTAGGTCACGGTCGAGCCCGATAGCTTCGATCTTGTCGGCAAGCTTGTTTTCCCATTGCGGGTACTTTTTGCCAATCCAAGCGACAAACTGAGCCTTTTTCGATGCATTGATTGCGTTATTGCCTTCGGTCTTGATAAGACCCCGCAACATTTGCTCCACGGCTCGATCGTTTCTGGCTTGCTCTTGGCTGTCCTCTTGCGAGTCTTCTTGATCGTCCTCTGGCGTGTCCTCTGCCTCGTCTGGCGATTGCTCCCCGGTCGCTGTGCTGATCGCCGGGTTGATGAACTCATCGCCGCCGACGTAAGGATTCAAGTCGAGTTTGGCCCGGCATTCGTTCGGGTTCATAATCCGCGATGCGATCGCCTTGGAAAACGACTCCATTGTCGTCGCTAGGTCAGTCCGATACAACGCTGCCGGGTTGCACTTGAAATAGACTTCCCGCGAATTCTTTTCGCGTCGAGTGCGAAGTTTCATATCGCATTGCTCTTCAAATTTCACCAGCCAATGGTCAAGGCATTGAAGGTAAGCCAATTGGCTTTGTTCCCTTGTGCTGTAGCTACTCGATTCGCCATCCCCTGGCATCGCCTCAAGGCCAAAGAGCATACCGACCTCCTGCCGGGTAAGCTTTTGCAAGGCTGCGAATTGAGCGTCATTGTTATTCATGCTCACCGCGTTAGCCTTGATGCCTTCGCGTAGCAAGCCAGCCTTAGCTGAATTCTCCGAGCCCGCTTCGAGCTTATTGAAGTCGTCAATAAACTCTTTTGCGTCCTCAGCTTTACGGAATGCTGCCGGAGGTGCTTCAAGAAATAGCTTGCCCCGAAAGCCCCGCTTGAGTTGATTTAGCTTAAAGTTCACTTCCTCGCTGCCCGTCGCGAAGGTCTTGTTGGCAACATCGAGTAGCCCGATACCCTCGACACCATCGAAGGAAAACCCTGGAACGTGCAAAACGTCCTCGTCGGGAAAAACTAGGTAGCCGTTGTCGTCGGCATCGTAGGCATCGAAAAGGTTCTTTTTGCTCTGATTGTCCGGCTTTGTGATATGGTACTTTTCGCCCTCATGAATAATAGTCCAAGTCGCATCGGGCATCATGGGGATTAGCTCGGTAATCGTCCGAGCGTTGCGAATGATAGCCGCCCTGCCGTTTCCCTTGAGGATAGCATGGGACAAGAATTGCTCCTTGAAAGTCGATGGGGCTTGAATCTTGTTCGGTTGCTCCCTGAGTAGCTGGTAGCCAACGTGCAAGGTATCGTTGATCGAACCCTGCCCAACCACCCGCTTAACATCGACAGGGATTCGCCCGAAATCCCCGGTTAGCTTGTTGTGCGCGTACCAAGCCGGAGGGACTCCTAGAGCCTCATTCACGCCGACCCTACGCCCGCTCAAATACGAGTCGTCGTCTAGCCCCATCCATCGAGCAAATACGCTAAATAAACTCATCCGAGCCCCCTTTAAGTGACGTAAAGTTTACCCGAAGAACGCTCAGGCTGCAAACTGGCAATCCTGTAAGCCATCACCGCCGCAACGATGGGGTCGATCTTGTCTTTGCTTTTGGATTTATCGAACATCCACCGATCTTGGCGATCTTTGCATATCATCGCGTTATTCGCGCACCATCGAAGCAACTTAGATTCCAGGAACACCAGCCGCCCATCCTTCATTAACTGAATGAAGTCGCGGATAGCTTCGTTAAAGTTGGCTTGGTTCTGGGCCATCCTGGCCGCCGTCGCTCCAGCCTTGCCTATTTTTTCGCCGAGTTGCTGCCCGTTGTAGGGGTCATAGGCTACTTGCTCGATGCCGTATAGTTCGATTTCTTCAATCAGCGATTCGGTTAAATCCTCGATCGGATAGGTACACTTGAAAAGCTCTTCCGTGTGGACAAACTCAGAGAACGGCATGGCCGTCAAATCCCGCTTTGAGTCTGCCGCGATAAACGCCCGCGTCTTAATTTCGTACCGAAAAACCGTCTTGCCTTTGGCGTCGGTATCAATCGGGAATCGAGCACAAAGAGCATACGCCGCTAAGTCGTCACGTGCTCCAAGGTCGACCCCTGAGCCGAAAGCGTCGGCCTCGTTCCAATCGCTGTGAGCCCCGACGCAATTATCGAAGTCATTTAGGTCGAAGGCTTTTTCGGTCGATGATACTAGGGTATTTCCGTGAAACCGCTTGAATCGATTGATGCCGATCGCGGTTGCCTTGGATTCGTTCCATCGCTCCCGAAGGTAATCAGCCTTTACCGAAACGCCGAGATTAGGATTGCTCTTTTTCCAGTTCGCCTCATCGCCCGGGTCGTCTTTATCGTCTAGCTCGTAGATTAGAGCGAATAGCGTGTTGTCGCTGTGGATGCCAGAAACAACATTGACAGCGTAGTTGTATTCCTCTAGCCATAGGTGCGAGTCGTCGGCCCCTGCCGTTGTGATAATCAAGTGCAATGGCTGCGAGCGACTAGCCGAGCCTGTTACCATCGTATCGTAGAATTTGCGATGGTACGCTCCCCATGCGTGCAACTCATCCATTACCACAACATGCGGGTTCAATCCGTCAAAAGGCTTTTCGCTCGATACTTTGCGGATAAAAGACTGGTTGTGCTTGAAGGTAATCGTTTCGTTTTTTATGTCCGTGTACTTTAGTAGCGGTTGGGACTGGCTTACCATCCTTTCGCACTCGGAATAAACGACGTCGGCCTGTTCTTTCTTGGTTGCCGTCAATAGGATCTGCCCCACCGCTTCGGGCTTGCGTGTCTTTGGGTCAATGTCGGCCATTCCAAGGAAGTGACAAAGCCCCGCGATGAGCGTTGATTTCCCATTCTTCCGGCCCATCGACCAATAAGCTTTTCGGAATCGCCTTGAGCCGTCCTCATCGCGTTTCCAACCGAAGATATTCCATAGCCCGAATAGCTGCCAATCTTCGAGGATTAAGGGCTTGCCAGCGAATTCACCAACGGAGTGACGCAGGACGAGGGGGAAGAACTCGCAGACGCTAGCCGCCTTGGCCGCATCGAAATAGTACGGAAAGTCCGGCGTAGATTGCCGCTGCATATCGAGCCGAAAGCGTAGTACCGCATCCTTAACGCGATTGCACGAAGGTATCGAGCCATCCTCGATAGCTTGGCAATAATCCTCGACCCGTAGCGAAATCCCGCTTGCTATCAACCTGGAGCCCTCTTTAGCCACTCGGCGAATTCGTCCTCTTCTGGTGGAAGTGTCGCAACCATTCGAGCCCTAGCCGATGGAGTCAATCCAAGTTCCGGCAAGAGCCGATTCATTTCCTCCCGGTACTTATGCAGCTCGACCGAAAAAGGATTTCGCTTAGCGTCGATCCCGTCATCGGTTTTTTGAACTAAGACAATCCCAGTTTTCAAAACCGCCTTTCGTGCCAACATCCAACCGCCATAGGCTGTGCAGTAGGCAATCATAATCTCCCGAAGGTCGCTTGAGCAAATCCCGTTTCGCTTCATGTCCTCAAGTAGCTGACCCCATTTGAACTTTTCGTCCTCGCTGAAATAGTCCGGCATTTCAGGTTCTTCACCGTCAGCTTTTGGGGCCGCTTTGTTTTCCCGCTGCGGGTTCTTGATGTAGCTACCGCTTAGCTTGAGGATTTCTGGAGCCGTTTTCTTGCGTCCTTTGGTCATTGGCTGGCCTCCGCTTCAAAAGCGTTACGGTCGGAATCGCACCGCCCCTTCTCGGCTGGATTGCCGAGCGTGCCGCTGTCAGCACTTGTAACGCGTTTAGGGTATGGCTTCGCTAGTGATTGTATCTGTTTTCGCATCGCATCGTCTAGGGGCATTAAGTAGCGATGTTTGATTGCCGCAACAACCCTTTCCGCTTTTTTGTCTACGTGCTCCCTAAGCCACGGAATAGATTGCCCGCCCACTCCGTACCGACTGTGCAGCGTTTTTGGATGTTCGATTTTTCCGTTCACGAGATACCCGTGAGTTGAAACCGGCCCATCATAAATCCAATTGGTGGCTTGGTATATTCCGCCGTGATGCCCTTGCGAAGAGTCAGCAAAAGAAATTACTACGCGAATTCCTGGGCATTGCTTTTTCAAAAATCTTAGGGCGATAGACAAAATGCGCGACGTAGAAATTGAATGTTTGCATAATGCGACTCTCGTTAACTCGCAAACGCTTGTAATTGGCAAGCAGAACCTTTTTCCGTATTCGGGGGTTGCGCCTTGACCAAACAAAACCACACCAACAAATTTTCCATTTTCCCACGCTCCGACTTTTAGCCGCTTGAAAGAAGGCAGGCATCCGCTGTAGTGCCATTTTTCACAAGCGTACTTTGCCGCCTCATGCGTCGCCCAGTCTATCCTCAGATCATTTTTGTTCACGGCGATCAAACTCCATTTTGCATCTAGGGCAAGTCGCCATCTTTGCATCAAGCTGATCCAACTGCCCCTGGTCGTCTTCGCTCCCTGGCTCAAAACAGGGGGCCATTGCCGCGATCTCTTCTGCCGTAAACCCGATAGACTGCAAAAGCTCTTTCGATTCGCTTTCAATTTCTTCTATCGAATAAATTAATTGAGCCATGTCCCAATCCGCAAGCTCCGCTGTTCTGTTGTCTGCGATGGAATACGCGATCATTTCCGAACCCGTCAATTCGCTTACGCAACAGGATAACTCTTTCCATCCTAGCCTTTTTGCCGCCCTGAAAGTTCCGTTTCCCGCCCTAATTACATTGCTTCTATCAACGACGATCGGCTTTTGCTGGCCGAACGCCTGTAGGCTTTTCATAATCGCCAGGATATTCTTTTCGTTGTGCAACCTGACGTTAGCCGGATCTTCCGATAACTCAGACAACTTGATTTTGACTGGGCTTAGTCCGCTCATGCTGCCGCCTCAAACTCAAATCCGCACCCTGGGCAATTACACTTGACGGTTCGATCTGGTTTTTCGTCTTGGTCTGGCATGGCTGGTTCCGGCTCTCCGTTGTACTTCTCTAGTATTCTTTCAGTCTCCTCGGCCGAGAAGCCCGCCGCATTTGCTAGTTCCTCGTCGTCGGCCAGCAAGCCGCTTAATTGAGCTGCTAGGATGTCCAAATCCCACTCGGCTAGTTCTGCTGTCCGGTTGTCGGCGATAGCGTAGGCGATAGCGTCAGAGCCCTTTAGCGAGGTCTTGACGCATTCGATCGAATCCCAGCCTAGCCGCTTCGCTGCTTCTAGCGTCCCGTTGCCGGCCCGAACCACGTTTGAAGCGTCGATAACGATCGGTTTCTGTTGGCCGAATCTGCGAAGGGAAGCAATGATGGAATCGATGTTCTTTTCGTCGTGCTTTCGTGCGTTGGCTGGATCCTGCGACAGGTCCGCAATTTTTACCGAGACGGTTTTCACGCTAAAACTCCAATTTGGTGGAAGGTTTCGTATGCG